TTCAAAGATTTTCAGAAGCTGATTGAAGAATCTGAAATTATTCTGCCAAAGCACTACCTGGACAATGTATTTCGTACGAACATCCAAAGTGCTTACGGTCATGGCCGGTGGCAACAACAGCAACGGAATAAGGCTAAACGACCGTACCTGATGTACTCAGCTATCGATGATAATCGGGTGCGTCCTAGTCATTTAGCTTTGAACCGGATCGTATTGCCTATTGATCATCCGTTCTGGCTGACACATTATCCGCCGTTGGGCTTTCGTTGTCGCTGTACTGTGATTGCTTTAACTGAGAAGCAGGCATTGAGATACGGCATTACACCTGATGACCAGTTGCCTGAAGTAGCCGAGGCTTTAGATTGGAGTTCTCATCCATTGCAGTTTGGTGAGCTTGAATCACTGGTGGATAAAAAGATCAGTACTTCAAGTTTGGATAAGGAATATCTCCTCGAGCAGAAGGAAGTCATTAAAGCTGAATGGAGGGCGAGTAAAAAGCTCACTAGTCTATTTGCTCCGATGGATGATAAGACTCGGGACCTATTCGATACGGTGGCCAATACGGTTATTCCACTTGATCCAAGTATCCGACCAAGTGCGATCCGTACCTTCCTGGATTATGTACAAGGAAATGATGCTGCACTGACTGGCTATTTAAACTCTACTACAAGCTCACTGGCTGATGATGTACTTAAG